ATGATAAGTAAGCAAACAATAGAAACAGTTTTTGACAGAGCTAATATAGTAGACGTCGTATCAGACTATGTAGATTTGAAAAAGTCAGGCGTAAACTATAAAGGTATTTGTCCGTTTCATTCTGATCATCATCCTTCGTTTATCGTATCGCCCGCCAAGAATATTTGCCATTGTTTCGTGTGTGGCAAGGGCGGTAATCCTGTGAAATTCATAGAAGAGATTGAAGGTCTGACCTTTCCTGAGGCAATCAAGTTCCTGGCAAAGAAATACAATATTGATGTAAAAGAGGATCAGACGGAATATTCTGATGAAGAGATTCGCGAAATCAAGAAGCGTGAATCTATGTTCATTATCTATGATGCAGTAGCTCATTTCTATCGCTCCAAAATCAAAGAGCCTGAATCGAAGGCTGCATTGGACTATGTTAACCATAGGTGGAATTCGAGAATTGTTACTAAGAAAGGGGATATAGACGATCAGGACAAGGATTTTGGCGAGATAAGAGGAATCGGATATGCTCCTAAAGAATGGGATGCTCTTGTAAGGTTCGCAAAACAGAAAGGGTATGACCTAAAATTGATGGAGGAAGCTGGACTTATCCACCGTTCAAGTAAAGGAAATTATATCGATTTCTTTCGTGATCGGATAATGATCCCGATAACAGATAAATATGGGCGTGTTATTGCCTTTACTGCCAGGACGATGGATGAGGATTCAGATACGGTGAAGTATCTGAACAATAAGAATTCGTTTATATTTGAGAAAGGTATCAATTTGTTCGGTCTCGATATTGCTCGCTCAAAAGCTATATCGGAGAATAAAATATATTGTGTAGAAGGTGCTCCGGACTGTATGAAATTACAGTCGCTAGGTGTAGAAAACTCGGTTGCTGCTTTAGGTGCTTCATGGACGAACAAGCAATTCTATATGTTGCAATCTCTCTTTGGGAGACGGAATAGCAATGCTACACTTTGCATCATACCAGATTCAGATCAAAAACGTGGTCAGAAAATCGGTCCGGGTTTTCAAATTGCGATGCGTAACGGACGGTTGGCTATGCAAGCCGGGTTCCGTGTAACTGTTAAGGAAATTCCACAAAAGAAGAATGGTGAGAAACAAGATGCTGACAGTTACATTACTTCTGCAGTGATGCTGGGTACCATAGATGAAGAAGACTTTGTAATCTGGTATGCAGAAAAACTATTTGATGCAAATGATAATACGACAGAAAGAGCAGACAAAATAAAGGAGATATGCTCAATAGCTATCCTTATTGATGATGACTATACCCAAAATACAATTATTGATAAGTTGGGTAATAAATACGGTAGTAAGACGATTTGGAGGTCAGCCCAAAAGCAGGCTATAAAGGATCGCGAACGCAAGAAAGCTGAAGCCATCAGCAAGCAAGGAGATATAGACCTTTTAAAGAATTATGGCTTCTATGAAGAAAAGAACTGTTGCTATAGTGCTAATGGGGTACAGTGGTCCAATTTTATTATGCGTCCATTATTTCATATTAAGGATCCTTATAATTCAAAGCGAATATATAAGTTGATAAATATAAACGGTGAAGAGGCTCTTGTAGAAATGAAAGAAGCCGAAATGTATTCTCTTCAGAATTTCCGTGAGCGTGTTGGCTCCATGGGGAATTTTAGATGGAAAGCAGGCCCGGACCAACTCAACTCCTTTGGAGATTATCTTTATGATAATACTGAAACTGCTGTTGAGATTAAGCAATTAGGATGGAATGCTTCAGGTTTCTACGTTTGGGGCAATGGGATAGTGGTTGATGGGAAATTCCTAAAAGTGGATGATTACGGAATAGTAAGAATCGACAAATATAATGAAAAAGGAGAAATAGCAGGAACTGACAATTACTATCTTCCTGCGATGAGTAAGATATATACAGATCGGAAAGATATGTTCAAGTTTGAAAGAATGTTCATCCATGACGATAATCATTCCTCGATAACATTAAAGAATTACTGCAGTATGATTGCAGATGTCTTTGGTGATAATGGTAAATGCGGAATCATGTTTCTATTCGCTACGCTCTTCAGGGATATCGTGGTAAGTTATACAAAGAATTTTCCAATCCTTAACCTTTTCGGACCTAAAGGATCCGGTAAGTCCGAACTCGGACACACCTTAATGTCTTTCTTTATCAAAAACAATACACCACTGAATGTACAGAATGCGACTATAGCAGCTCTTGCGGATGCAATAGCACAATGTTCGGATGCTCTGGTTCATATTGACGAATATAAGAATAGTATAGATCCGGTGAAGATAGAGTTCCTGAAAGGATTGTATGATGGCACTGGAAGAAGTCGTATGAATATGGATCTGGATAAAAAGAGAGAAATTACGAGTGTTGATTCAGCTGTGATTCTGTCCGGACAGGAAATGCCAACTGTGGATATCGCACTGTTTTCGAGAACGATATTCCTTACATTTGACAGAACAGTCTATGATCGTCAGGCAAAAGAAAAATTCAATGAACTGACGGCAATTAGGAAAATGGGTGTTAGCCATTTGACCAATGAGATACTAAGCCATCGGAAAATCTTCGAGAATACATTCTATAAAGAATATAATTTCGTAAGTGAGGATATTAATAAGAGTTTGCAAAGCAATGAGGTTGAAGACCGTATATGGAGAGATTGGTCAGTACTGCTTGCTTCTTATAAATGCCTGGTGAATGTTATAAATCTGCCATGGAATTATATGGAGATGAAACAGATCGTCATTGATGGCATAAAGAGGCAGAATGAAGAATGTGCAGCGAGCAATGAGATGGGAAATTTCTGGGATATGTTCCAGTATATGAATGAAACGGGAATGATCTATCCGGAATCAGATTTCAAGTTGAAATATATTAGTGAAATATCTACCAACATTATCCAGGACAGACAATTTCCTACAGCTCAGCCGATTCTGATGATTAGACCGAAGAAGATAATATTACAATACAAAAAGGCAGCTAAGATGACCGATGAAAAGGTAATGTCTGAGAGAAGTATAAGATTTTATCTTCAGACTTCTCCTGGATTCCTTGGAAGAAAGAAAGGCTCTGAGAGATTCAAAGTAATAATCAACGGCCAGACGCAGCAGAAAAAGATGATAGGTACCAATGGCCAGGACAAGTATGTGGATCTGGAACAGTTTGATAATCCGTTTTGTTTCGACTATCGGCTCTTACAGAATAAATTTGAGTTGAACCTTGAAACAAGGGTATCTAGTCAAGACTCAGATGAAGAACAAATGCGGGAAAAGGATTTGCCGTTTTAAAGATATAGGCTTAAAAATGATGAATGAGACCTCAAGGTCGGCCGTTGCGAAACGTCCGGCCTTTTTTCATGTGTGTGTACAAGGGATATTTGGTAAATTCAAGATGAATTACACACGTTACACACAAATACACACACGTTCATTATCAATGACTTACAGAGATGTTATTTACACACATTTCACCCACAATCTTCCACGTAGAAGAATCTTATATTTTGATTTACACACAAATATAAGGATTACACACAAAATTGAAGAAGCATAAAATATATAAATATCTGATTATCAATAATATGTAATTTTGTGTGTGCTTGTGGGTGCTGTGGGTGTCGAAAATGGCTATCTGATTTTGAAACCTAATTTTCCAATGATTATTAGAAATCCCCATTAATATATGGAAAACCGCAGAAAAATCATTATATTTGCACTATTAACATTAACGGAAGACCTTATGAGCCAGTTTCTTATTTACATTAAGTTAAAACCTTTTGTCAAACAATTTATAACTCATTCTTTGGGAGACCCTGTTGTATTTCCGAATCAGTCGATAGAGAATTCGACTATTCATAATTTTATACAAAGGCTTCCTGAGGGTAGGTTGCCGGATGTGGCAAGAGAAGATTTGACGGCTATATGTATACCCGATTCAGTTTCTAAACCGGCACAATTTTATAATTATATGTCCCCAAGAGGAAAAATAGCAATTGAAGAATGCTGTGAATATCTCTTCAAGAGAAACCTTTGGAATGAATTAGGGGATATGTCAGATATCGGCTGCAATTTAATGACAGCCATATATGCCTACTGTGAAGAACATGGAATCGATATTTCTTATGCCGATACAGTCCGGCAGAGATATTACCGAGTGCGTGACCAGTATTCAAAGAAAGGCATTAACCTGATGAAAAGAAAGCGGATACACGATAAGGTTTAGAAGTTAATAAAACTGAAAAATACTATGATAAGACCCCCTGAAAAATTCGGACGCAAACAACTGTGAACAAAACCGAACATTCAAGTACAATGCCGAACAAATCCGAACAAATGCGAAACGATTCTGTCTAATTTAGTTTTAGAACTTATGAATATCATTAATAAGATATATGTGGTACCCTGTTCAAAAATAGTAGGTTTTATAAGGGCATCTGAAGTAGAAGGTAGATTGCCTGAAAATATTCCATGGAAAGAAATTGAGGGTATTAAAAGGCCAGCTTCCATGACTATAAGTGATAAGTTGGACAATGGAACCAGAACTTTCAACACCAAACTTACTTTCTATATCTGGGACGATTGGATGAAAGGAGCTAGTCGTCTGTCGTTCCTCTGTCTGACGGTAGAAGGAGACAAGTACCTTATAGGAACCGGTCAGCGTCCTTATCCTGTCATTACACAGCAGCAGGTACATCCAGATAAGGGTACGGATAACCAGCTCTCGGAGGTCGTTGTAGAGTGGAACAATTGGTTTATGACACCGAAAATCATTTAACAGGGTATTTTTTAAGGCAGTTGCCAGTCATTATCTTTGCTGAAAAGTAAGTAATATGGATTATCAATACATTATAAGTGGAGAGATTGGCGTTGCTTTTGACTGGTGGACAGGGACAAAAGGGACAACGGTAGATGATGTCAAGACTTTTCTCAGTCAGCATAAGGATGAAGATGTGGATATAGCGGTATCATCACTCGGTGGTTATGTTGGTGCAGGACTTGAAATATATGATCTCATAAAGGAACACGGCCGTGTGCACATGCATGTTATAGGTATGACAGCAAGTGCTGCAACTTTTCTGACTATGGGCGCAGCATCAATAGACATGGTAGATGGGTCTCTGATGCTGATTCATAATGCAAGTAACGATATCTTTGAACTTACCTCTGTCAATAAAGAGCAGTTGGATGAGATTATCGCAAAATTCCAGAAGATGCGAAATGACTTGAATACGATAGATAAAGTTATTGCATCTCTTTATGCTAAGAAATCCGGTAAATCCCTCCAGAAATGTATGGATAAAATGTCCGAAGCTTCTTGGCTTTCTCCTCAGGATGCCCTCGATTTTGGTCTCATAGACTCTATTCGACAGGATGAAGAAATGAAGAAGAAAGCTGAAAACCTGAGCCATAATTACAGTAATAATATATTTAAAGAGTTTGGACTTCCTCCTTTCCCTCAGCAGAAAGGAGAGCCAACTAAATCGATTGTCCAGAAGTCGGTGGATGTCGTTAAGTCCATTTTCAAAAACAAATCCGCAGAAAACAAACAGAATATGATCAAAATTTTTACGAATGTGATGGACTTACTGTCTGTCAAGGATGGTTTTGAGTTAAAGGATGATGCGGTATCATTGACTCAAGATCAAATGAAGAAAATTGATGACGATTTAGGTGATCTTAAAAAACAGGTGAAAGATGCTTCCGATGCAAAGGATAAGGCGCTTTCCGAGCTTAAAGATCTCAAGGCAGAGTTGAAGAAAGCACAGGACGATCTCAAAACCGCCAATGGGGTCGTAGACAATTTGAAGAAGGCTCCGGCAACTGAAAATGTTGATCATCCTGCAGATACGAATACCAGTGAGGATGATGAAGTCAAGGTTATTGCCGAATCCGAGAAAATGTACAACCAAGTTAAAGATTTATAAAAATGGCAGTAATTAACGTAACTACGGAATCGCTCCAAAAGAGCGCGCTCCGGTATAGAAAAGAACTTATCCAAATACCTGTCAGGGTGCTGAAAGATAAGTTCCTGAATTATGCAACTCTCCGGACTGGAATCCGCTATGCGGAAGTGCAGGATGCTGAATTGAAAGGTGATGTCGAATTGGGACCATACGATGAAGACCGCATTGATGACGAAGATGTTAAGATGGAGGCCCGTACCCTTTATACGTACTTTGGAGATGTCGTAAAAAGATTTTCTCCGAATTCTTTGTATTCAACAATTCATGGTGATGCCGTAACTAAAGGTGAAGGACTGAAAAACACGGAAATGTCAAAGGCTATGGTAGCCTTTATGGCTGCTAAGGTCGGTAATTCCTTGTACAAAAGTCTTTGGAAAGCCGTTAGAAATGATAAGGGTAAACGCACTGTTGATCTCTTTGATGGTTATGATACAATAACAACGAAGGAGATTCAGACAGGAAATATCTCAGTTGAAAACGGCAATTTTATGGATCTTGACCTATCTACGATCAATGCAACGAATGCAGTAGACATTCTTAAGAGTTTCTGGAGATCAGCCGATGAAATGCTGCAGGATCAGAAATGTATCTTGTTCGTTGCTCCGAGTATCTTCAATGCTTATTGTGATGACTACAAGGCTGTGACAGGTAATATCGCTTATAACAGGGAATTTAATCAGACTTTCGTGGAGGGTAGTGAAGATAAATGTCAGATTGTTCCTTTGTCAAATAAGGCTAACTCTTCATATATGCATCTTACGGTCAAGCAAAATATGCTTGTAGGTGTAAACGGCGAAGGTGAAGAGGAACAGGTTTCTGTTGAGAAATACAGTCCATTCAAACTCACGTTCGTGATGACTTCTTTCTTCGGTGTACAGTTTAATACAATATCCAAGGAATATATGATGGTCGCAGGTAAGGCTCCTGCCTCTCCTGATAATGGTGATGCACCTGCTGCTCCAGATGATGGAAAATAAAAAAATAAAGAGCTATGACTAAACAATGTACTGAAATTAATAATTTGTATGATGATGTTCCGCATTGCCCCGGACAGATTTCTCTGCCTGGTGTGCGTGAACATTTCTATTGGTTGCGCAGGTCTGAAATAATCAAATGGCCTGTATTGCCCATGAATGGTGCCGAAACGCTGGAAGAAAATCCTGTTTATAAAGATGATTTTGTCTTGGCTGCCGATTCTGTATGGCATAGGGCTGACTTGATCCCGAATGAGTCAGAACCGAAATCCGAGCAGGCAGGCGTATATGGATCGCTCCATTTCAGTAACCAGATTACTTTGGTTCTTCCTGGAACAGGACCGAAGGTGACAGGTCTTATCAATGAATTGAATAATGATGATGTGGTCATTCTTGTTCCGCAACGTGACGGGCATGTGAGAGTCTTTGGAAATCAGGACTTCCAGACAACGATTAAGCCTTCTCAGGCATGGGGCAAAGGCTCTTCCGATAGCAGTAACACTACAATAAGCGTTACTATAGAGGATAAGTCAGCAACACCATTTTATAATGGGAAAATCCATACTGCCGATGGTGATGTCTCTGGTGAGACGGATGAGCTTATTGTAGCTTCTCCTCCTGCAAATGGTCAGGGAACCTAACTTGGAATTATAATCTTCAATACGGGGACGGTCAACAAAGGGTTAAAAGATTGTTGCCGTTCCCGTTTTCATTTAATCACAATTAAGAGCAATGAAAAAAGCAGATCCGAATTTTACTAAGAAAATACAGACTTGGTTGAATACTGAACCAAAAGAAGATAATATGGCATTGCAAGGTGCTTTGCTTCTTCAGCAGATTAACCCGTCGAATGCAATGTACCGCAGATGGATTAGCTTGGCAGGCGTACGTCCTAGATACATCATCAGCCACATAGAGGCAGAATTGAAAAAACACCTGAAATACCGCCTGGACGGTATGACAAGGGAGCAAGTCCATCGTTGGGATAGGGAAATTGTGCCGAAGACAAATAAATTGATTTCTGAAGGTAAACCAGAACAAGATGGTGATACGCTTCTGAAAGATGAAGATGGTAAAACTCATGTTCCGATTTCTGTCATCCTGAATCCGGATGAAGATGGAAAAGAATCTGGTATTGTCCCCCAGAAAGGTCGTCGCACCGATCATGACCAATTACCGGAAAGAATTAAAAAGCTATGGGATGATAATGGTGAACTGTATAAGGAAATCAAATCCACTTATGAGGAATTGAAGTCAATGGAAAATCTGCCAAGTTGTGACCGTTATGATAAGTTGCAGCTCTTATCCTCGATGGATAAAAAATATTTTGATCAGATGAAAGCCTATGATGGTTATGTTATCGGCGAGGAAGATCAGGAATCATCTGAAGAAGTCTCTGAGGATACGCAGGATGTCACAAAGTTGGTCGTAAATGCAAGAAGTTATCTGAGCAAGGAAAGCAACCGTCAGAAATTGAAGGATCTTCAGGCAGCATCACAAAAAGAAGGTGCAACGGTAGATGACCGAAATGCCTATCAGGATATGTTGGGGAAGATGCAGCAACGTGTTGATATCATCCTCAAAGCCAATGCGCCTTTTACTGATGAACTGAAAGGTGCTCTTTCTGCTTTAGGACTTAAATTTAATATGGATGAAGATAAGTCAACTGAAACCTCTCGTTAGTACACCTTTGCAAGTGTATTTGGGGACAGGCATCCATACGCTCGGCTTATTGGGATGGATTCTCAAGCAGGTCGGGCGTGCTGACGTCTATGTCACTACTTTTTCCACTTCGGAAGAATTCCTTGCAGGTTTTCTTCATCTGAAAAATAAAGGACTGATTAATCATTCCATGTTACTGGCAGATTTGAAGGCGAGTAAGAAAACGGTGAAACTCAATCATCTGATGGCATATTGTTTTGATCATGTCTATCTGGGATTGAACCATTCTAAAATCTTATTGGTAAAAACCGAATCCGGCAAGGTCGTGAGTGTCATTACCAGTCAAAACAATACGTATGGTGGCCGAAATGAAGGTTCTATGGTGACAACAGACCAGGACGTCTTTCATGATCTGCATATAGAATTGAAAGAAATAATTAAAAATAGTGTGTCGCTAAATGGATTATTCGGAGAAACAACTGAAAGAGATAGAGAAACTGGCAGCGGAACTAACTCCTCCATCGGAGATATCCGTCCATTTGGATATTAATGAAGACGAGTTTCTTCTGGATATTGGCATGCATAATCATCCTGCGAGAAAGGCTTACTTGCGGGGGATGGCATCTACAGCCAGGGAATTGCGGGAGAAAAACCTGCAGTTAGCCAGGGCATGTGCTCCTACAGCCATGGAGCAATGTTTTAAGGATCTTCAGGAAATGATGATAAGCCTATGAGCGTACCGGCTAATATAGATGATTATCAGAAAAATCTCTTCTCATCTTCCGATGAGATGCAGAAGAGACATCTGCCTGAGGAGATGGTCCGCCGTCTTCTCAGAATTCGTGGTTTATATACTTATTGGCTTAATTTTCCGCAAAGGACAACGAGAGAACTGGTTCAGTATGATAAGGCAGGCAATCAGGGTATCAAGGATAGGCAGGCTTATGATGATGTCAAACTTGTGAAGATCCTCATCGGAAATCTGACAAAAGAATCCAAAGACTGGAGGCGCCATGTCTTTATCCAGAGAACGGAAGAGGTCTATAAGAGTGCAATGAGATCAAAGGATTATCGGACAGCGGAGAAAGCCAATGCTGATTATGCCAAATATAACCGTCTTGATCAGATTGATGAGCAACCTATAGATTACAGTGAGATCGTACCGCATATCATAGAACCAACTGATGATCCTACAGTGTTGGGAATTAAGCCACAGAAAGATTTGCGCAGTAAAATCCGGAAATTCAAGAAGAAATTCGGAGCTGATATTGAGGATGCCGATTTTGTGGAGATAAAGGACGATGGAACAGAAGATTCAAAACCAACAGAAAATACAAAAGATATACCTGAATGACGCCCAATACTACATGCTTTCCATTTCACCACGTGATTTGGTGGCTGTCTGTGGACGCGGTATCGGAAAGGGTGTTATTCAGGCGAGTCGCATGCTTCAGTTTGTCCAGGCTATGCCGAGGTGCATGCTTGGCTTCGTTGTACCGTCAGTCAAACGTGGATTGACGAATATTTTACCGTCCATCTTTCAGAACATCAACAGTTGGGGGTATAAGAGGGATATCCATTACTGTATTGGGCATAGGCCTGCAAGAGCGTTGCATTGGAAAGAGCCTATTTGGGTTCCTGAAAATTATGAGAACGTCATTTCTTTTTACAACGGTTCCTGCATATCCTTGATATCACAAGACCGGGCTGGTACTTCCAACTCTATGTCTCTCGACGGTTTGTTGATAGATGAAGCAAAATTCATTAATTTCGAACGTTTGAAGGATGAGACTTTCCAGGCTAACCGTGGCAATGAAATGTATTTCGGCAAATGCTATTTGCATCATGGAATGACCATTACTACTGATATGCCAGTCACAAAGACAGGATCATGGCCTCTGAAATATGAAAAACTTATGGACAAGGACTTGCTGGATATCGTCCAGGGACTTGTCTATGATGTCTGGAAGTTGAAGAAGAAACAGGCTGAGCATCCGGATAGAAAGGAATATTACCAGTCTAGGATAAATAAGTTGAGGACATTGGCAGATCAATGCCGTAGCCACTTGTGCTTGTATAAAGAGTATTCATCATTTGAAAATCTTGCCATTCTCGGTGAACGGTATTTCTATGATATGAAGAGAAAACTCCCTGCACTTACATTTGCTACTTCTATTTTGGGCTTAAGGCTGGCAATCTCAATGGATGGATTCTATTCAGGATTACGTCCTGTCAATTTGTATACTGCTCCTAATTTGTCCCATCTGGATTCTTTGCAATATGATTTCGGCAAACTCCAGGAAGAAGATTGTAGGATGGATTCTGATGTGGATAATTCGCGTCCGCTAATTATTGCATTTGATGCCAATGCCAACATTAACTGGTGTGTGGTCGGCCAGGTAGGTGATGATGATAGGCTGAGGGTCATCAAGTCGTTCTATGTGAAGTATGAACGAAAGATACCGGAGCTGATGGATGATTTCTGTAAGTACTATCACTACTATACATTCAAGCAAGTGATCTTCTACTATGACACGACGTTCATTGCCAACAATTATGCATTGCATAATGATGACTTCCATGCCACGATCGTGAAAGCCTTGAAGAAGAATGGCTGGTATGTGAATGATGTATGTGTTGGCAAGCAGATGAACCATATTGAGAAGCAGGCATTGATCAACCGTATGTTCATGGGCAGGGCTAATCACCAGATACTGATTAACCGTGATAACAATCGTGATCTTCTTATCTCCATAGAGACTGCAGGTGTCTATATGGGGAAGAAGGATAAGAGGGGCGAGAAATTAATAGAGACTGAAGAAGACCGGTTAGAGAACCGGACTGATGGTAGTGATGCATTCGATACACTTTGTATCGGCGTTGAGAAATTCCCGAAACTTCAGATGCGAATGTCAGGTGCAGTGACTAGTTCCTTTGGTGGGCATTGACAGTTCTCAGGTAGCAATTGCTATCTGATTTTTATATTTCTAAACCGTCCGGAGAACAGTATCATATACCTTTCTCCGGGCGAAATAGGTTGATGTTTGTTATGAGCAACACAACACGGATGCCGACAAGCTTGACATTTGTGTAGAGTTGCATTACCGCAAATGCTTTGGCAATTGCCATTGTAATAGCTATCCTGATAATTGCGAAAACTCTTTACATATTCCGCTGGTTCTTTGAAAGGCAATTGCCATTGTTCTAGAGGGCAGTGGGGGGTACGCTTAAAGCGTCGGGACATCTTTTCGATTTTCAACTGCCTATCGCCTTGTATCTCAGGCAGTTGAAAATTTATAGGCGTGCAAAAACAGTCTAAAAACGTGGTTTATGACTGCCAAAACAGTTTGTTTTGGCCGTTCAAAGCGCAAAATAGCCCTTTTTTACAGGATTTTCTTCCAATATTGGTGTATTTAGTCTGCATATTGGTATGAATGGTTTTCTAAAAGTTCTTTAGTTCAAAGAGTAATGAATATTTTTTATGATTATCCTCAATTGTGTGATTAATAATTTTGAGTATTCCCCGATATTCATTACCTTTGCATCAATTATCAAAACCTCTTCAAGATGAAACTGATAGAATTTTCAAAACGCTTCCCCGATGAAGCTTCTTGCGAAGAGTATCTCAAGAATTATCGGGAAAAAGTTGGTGTTGTCTGTAAGCATTGCGGCGGTCATCAACAGATCTGGGATAAGTATAATAAATGCTGGATTTGCAAGAAGTGCGGTCACAAGACGACGTTAAAGGCTGATACCGTAATGCATAACAGCAAATTACCATTAATGTATTGGTTCACTGCCATACACCTGCTGACATCTACACGGAAAACGTTCTCTGCTCTTGAAATGCAGCGCCAGCTGGGTCATAAGCGTTATCAGCCAATTTGGGAGATGATGCATAAACTACGGTCGGTAATGGGGCAGCGCGATACCGCATATCAACTGTCCGAGAGCATCGAGCTTGACGAAGCCTTCTTTTCCACGGAGAATTCAGATGAGGCAAAGAAACAGGAAAAGCGGAAGGCAGGTGCAGGAAGTCAGCGTAAGTCAAAAGTTCTGGTAATGATAGAAAGCAAAGCAGTTCCTGAGAATAAACAGAAGAAAGGAAAGAAAGATCGCAAGTCAGGTCATATAAAAATGAAGGTCGTTCCTGATGTGAAAGCCTCTACCATTACCGAAGTCTCAAAAGTCGCAGTTGCAGCGGATTCCAGAATAATCACGGATGACTCCAAATCTCATACGAGACTCAAAGGGTGTTTTAAAGAGGTATATCCCATAAAGGCTCTTCCTGAGCAAGCATCGAAAATGCTGCCATGGGTTCACACTGCCATATCGAACGCAAAGTCACTTTTGCTTGATATGTACCATGGCATCAAAGACGAGTTCCTTCAGAGTTATCTGGATGAATTCTGCTGGAAATTCAACCGCAGATCATTTGGTGACAGACTTTTTGACAGGCTAGTTGTTGCAGTTGTGTCCTATAGACCGATGTTTCAGCACAGAACCTATGATTGAAGTAAATCACTCAGTTGAGGATAATCATAATATTTTTTTAAATATTCGGAACTTGTGATATGTGATAGTGATAATTTTAGTACCTTTGTAAGGTAGATTCTTAATGACATGTATGGTAAGTAGAACACCACTTAGATATCCTGGGGGTAAGTCGTTGATGACACCTTTTTTCATTGATCTTTTTAAGACCAATGATATGAGCGACATTACTTATGCGGAACCCTATGCCGGTGGTGCTGGTGCTGCAATTAATCTTTTGCTTGGTGGCTACGTTAGTCGGATACTAATAAATGATGCAAGTGTATCTATTTATTCTTTTTGGAAGTATGTTAAAGAGGAAAATCAGCGATTTATTGATGCTATACAAGATTGTGATGTAACTCTCGAAGAATGGAAAAAAATGCATTCTATTGTTAAATGTTGTAAAACACCAAGTTTTGAACTTGCATTTGCAACATTCTTTCTTTCTCGTACAAATCGTTCCGGTATTCTGAACGCAGGACCTATCGGCGGTTCTTCGCTAGAGCAGCAGGATAAAGCTACTTATAAGATCGATTGCCGTTTTAATAAACGGAATTTGGCAAAGCGTGTGGAAGATATAGGGAGAAAAAAATCCCATATTGTTGTAACGAATAAGGATGCAATTAAATTTCTAAAAGACCTAAAAGGAAAGAACCATTTTGTTTACTTGGATCCTCCATATTATGAAAAGGGAAAATCTCTTTATCTTGACTACTATAAACGGTCCAATCACCAGATTCTGGCTGAATATTTAAAGGCGACTACGAAGTTTAGGTGGATCTTATCGTATGACAACGTCCCTGAAATCCGTAATATGTATTCGTGTTTTGATTTATATACATTTGCTCTGAACTATACTGCTCAAAGAATAAAAATAGGAAAGGAATTACTTACTCATTCAAGAAATCTAATTATGCCATCGTCTATGAGTATATCAAGAGAAAATAGTCGTATTCCTATAGAAAAAATAAATTATAAAAACAAAGAATCTGTAGTTTCTAAAGGTCTTTGTTAATTTAATTATATTTCATAATAGAAAGAAATAATGGAAAATAATTTAGGAAGTTACCGTGTAGATAATTTATATTTTGATATAGAAAATCCACGTCTTGTTGAATTCCATATAACTTCTGCAACACCCGAAAATGAGATATTAAATATCTTATGGGCATTTATGGCGGTTGATGAAATAGTAATGTCAATATTAGCTCATGGATTTTTTGAACATGAACCTATATTTGCAGTGCAGGAAAATGGAAAATTTATTGTTGTTGAAGGAAATCGGCGCTTAGCAGCCGTAAAATCTATTTTACATCCTGATATGGTTGAGAAATCTAGGATGGAAAAATTTGTTCCTAAAATTACTCAAGAAAAAGTAAATGTCTTAAATCAAGGTATTCCTGTTATCGTTTTGAGAAATCGTGAGGAGGCGTGGAGGTATATCGGATTTAAGCATGTGAATGGTGCTGCGAAATGGGGTTCGTATGCAAAAGCTCAATATATTGCTTCTGTTCACGATAGATATGGAAAATCACTTGATGAAATTGCAGAGCAGATAGGTGATGCTAATAATACGGTTAAGAAGTTATATCAAGGTTTGATGGTTATTAAAGAGGCAGAGCGGTATACTTCTTTTCAGTCTAATAATACCTATTCTGGAAGAATATTTTTTTCCCATCTATATACGGCTATTGGATATGAGAGCTTTAAGAAATATTTAGGATTGGAATTACATGATGATGGAAGTATTTTGATTCCAAGCGAAAAGAAAGAGAATCTCCAAAATGTAATGACGTGGCTATATGGAGTCCACTCTGAAAATATACAACCAGTTATTAAAACTCAGAATCCGGATTTACGTTACCTAGATGCTGTTCTTGCAAGTAAAGAAGCTACAGTAGCCTTGCAGGATGGTTCGACCCTTAACGAAGCTTATGAAATCGCGCGTGGCGGCTCTGAAATTCTAATGACTTCATTAATAAGGGCAAAGATGGCTATACAAAAGGCATTAGCTAATTCCTCATATTATAATGGAGATGAAGAAACCTTAAGAATAGCTGGTACTATCGCTAATTCGGCGGATAATTTATATGATACTTTTGATAAGAAACACTCTGAGTCGAATCCTCAAAAGTCGAAGAGGATGGCTGAATAAACTTTTTAGGAAATGTATCAGTTAGGAAATATACCGACCATTAATGATAATCTTTCTGAGATTGCAGATTTCATAGAGTTGAAATGTTTTTTTTCGTCAGGAGAAAGCTTTTCTTTAGAATCAGCAAGAAAAATAATGGCAATCGAATCTGATGAATTTAGTTATGATGGTGTCAATGATAATGATGATAACTTATATAATAAGTTGACAGAAGTTTTCGCAGAACTTAAACGACGACTAAATGATTGTGGCGGTCATTATCCTTTTGAAATAAAAGATGATACTCTGCTAGAAATTGATTCTGAATGTAGTTCAGAGGTTAAAGATTGCTATTTATATCTTCTTTTTGCAACGAGAGCTAATATGAACAAGGATAATGGTTTTGGTTCTCCTAAGAAATATGCAACTTTGCTATTTGAAAAATTGTCAGAATTAGTAGCTCAGTCGTATTTCGGAAATAGATCTAAAACGATGGTCTTTGGTACGTCTGAAGGTATGAACTTTAAGAGCAAAGTGGAGAAGATGTTTGATTGCTTGAATTTTAATGCACACATGCACGAACCACAGGGTAGTACCGGACAGCAAAAAGATGGCAAGTTAGATATATTAGTTTGGACCCCTTTTTCAGATTGTCGAGATTCTATGTTTATTGGTTTTGGTCAATGTAAAACGGGAACATCTTGGGAAGACAAACTCTCTGAATTGCAACCTTCTAATTTCTTTGGAAATTATTCAGATTATACTCCAATTCATCCCCCAGCAAGATTATTTTTTTTAGCGGACTCTATTTCTGAAGCCAAAGAAAAATGGGAAGAACGAACTCGCAGTGCAGGAATAATGTTTGATAGACGTAGAATAATGGAATTTCTACCCCAAAAACTGCCAGAAAATTTATTTTCTGATATAAGAAGTTGGAATCTATATATTAAGCAAAAATACAAGTTATAAGTTCATTTAAATAAAGATAGAAATCAAGTGTTCCATATTATAAACATTTATAATAAAACAGCCTCTGATACACATGTATCGGAGGCTTTTTTATGTAAAATTGGCAAATATTATATAATTATTTTCTACCTTTGCACTAACAATAGTCTAATTTAATATAAAATTCTTATGAAGAAAATTTTATTTGTCCTGGGAATGTTTTTGATGTGTGCAACAATTCAGGCTAAAGATGATGAGCCAAGATATTGGGAGACACATGATCCTAATCCTGATTCTGTTATGACAGACTGCCATGTTAAGGTTATTGATGGTTTGTATAATATAATTAGGGTTGACACTATCAAAGGGCAATCAGCTCAATCTTTATACAATAAAGCCCTCGCTTGGATTGGAAGGACATACAAGAACCCAGAAAAGGTTATTAAATCACAGGTCGCTCCCTCCCAAATCGTCTTTAAAGGTCAACTAGAAGAATCCCTAAATGGAACCGTTGAGTTACAATTCAAGGATGGCAGATATAGAATGACGATTAATAATATTGTATTAATCGTCGAGCCGGAATTGGTTAGGTTTGTTAATCGCACTTACTTTACTATTGAAGACCGAGGTGAATATGATATAACAAGAGGAGTTAGATCCCAAAAGTGGTTACTGCATGATCTATATACTTTTCTAAATGGTTTTAAAAAAGACATGCACGGAAGTACTACTGAAGAAAATTGGTAATTCTTTGAAGGCGAGAAAAATTCTCGCCTTTTTCTTTGCAGTTTTAAAACTTATTCTTATCTTTGCTCTTGCAAACAAACAGTGAATGTATTCACTCTGGAGGACATCAGACATTGTCCATTAGATTAGATGGGCTTTTTTTATGCCCTTTTACTCAAGATATTGGCGGTTGCCATCTCGTAAACTTGATTAGCCTTCGGGTGAAGTCACTGTTTGTTTGCAGCGGGATGTGCAACCGCTTTCTTTTGCCCTCAGCGCCGGACTGTTTTCTGGCATGCAAACAAACAGTGCAATATGGAAAATCAAAAATCCATCCAGTTTTCGGAGTATTCGCATGCTCCCTCTCTGCTTTCAGAGAAAATCTCTTATGCGAAAAAATCTGTTAAGACTTGGCTTAACTCAAAATCAGAAATCTATAGCCGTATTGCTGGCTATCCGGTATCGTGGCTTATGGCTATCCGTATCGGAATCATTCTACCACTTTTGCTAGTTATTGCTGCCGTTACGGTGATGTATGCGCCATTGGCAGCATGTATTTCCGGTGTGATTTCAGCATGGATCGTCTATCGGCTAAATCAGAAAGGAGGTGGAAAATGAAAAGTTGGTATTTCGTAAAAGATAATCAGATGTATCATTGTCCCAATGAGAAATTACGTGAAATACAAGCGTATGCAAAAGAATATGCCTTGGTAGTGTTGGACAAAGAGTCTCTGCTTAAACTGCTAGAGGATCTCAGAGTCAGATGTGCCAATCTTGATTTCGAAAATAAGCCCTTGGAGGTACACTTTGATAATACTGGGATCACTGAGGATGGAGCGGAATACCGGATTTCGATTTATCAAGCCTATCATCCGGAAAACATTTTACTCACTATCGATCTTGTTGATGTTAGGAGGATTGAGAACTCATCAATTAATAATATCTTTTAAAGATGGAGGGTAAAATGAAGATAGAATTGAATGCAAATGCCCTTCGTGCAATTTCTGAAATATGCAATAAGGAAGATTTGTCAATGGATGTGCAACTGATAGATGACACTATTGATAAGATCCTGGACGATGAGCCGTGGAATGACGCCGAAACGTTGGACTTTGTAAGAGCTTTCCACAGGATGAGTCGAAGATTAAGGACAATTTTAGAAGCAATGTGATATGGGACAGAAATACGAAGCAACCAAAAGTGAGGAGCAAGTCCTGGATTCTTATTTCTCTACTCGTGCCAACAATTCTAACGTGAATGGCATGGTATATTTCGAAGAGGATAAGACTACAACTGAGATTCAGGATGACCTTCAGCCGATCCTTGAGATCAAGGATAGTGTCATCGTTGACTATATGCTGAAGAATGGATATGTACTGAAGACGAGGGAAGACGGATCTCCGTTTTGGATGATTTATAGGATGAAATGACCTTGACTTTCCTTCCTTAAATTTACGGTAGTTTGCTTTGGCAGGCTACTGTATTTTTATTGCTATATATCTCATCTTATCTTTGCTCTTGTTAAGATCAAGGCAAATGATTACAATAATAAAAAACCTTTCCGGAAAATATTTTTCATCAAATATACCTGACGTAGAGTTCTCTATATCCGGTGTAAAGGCGGGTGTGCAGATGTCTGTTGATGGATCTGAAGAAATATACAATGAAATTCTTTTTCCCGTTGACAGCAAAATTACATTGTCAGACCTGACGGATCTGCTGACACCTTATGCCCGGCAGGGCCTGATCATCACTTTGGATATCAAGATCAGCGAGATGGATGATGCTGATAATATCATTTTTTCATCGGAGGTTACTGCTTCTGTCATTTATTGTAGGGCGGATTTCCAAACAGGGAATGTCCAGGTGAATGTCTCTGATTTCTGTGACAATCATTTTCTGTCTGTACTTCTTGGTCCTAAAATATCAGCTCCTGGGCGCCTGGAATTCCTTCATTATCTGTCAAAGGATGATGCTTCTGTGCTGGCGGATTATAGTGACGGGACTACTGCGACATTCGTTCCTCCTGCAGTTCAGGGAAATGACAAATATACGACTATAGATGTTTCTCCTTCAAGATTTCTTTCTGCGGGAAAGACGCTTGTCAGGTTTACGGCTATTGCAGGCAACAGAAAACAGGAATTTGATATGGATCCTGAACAACCGGATGCAGCACCGATACTCTTGTTTGTGAATTCTTTTGGAGTGGAGGAATTGCTGTATTGTACGGGCCGGCATCAAGTCTCTCCTTCTTACACTCGGACAACGGCAGTTGTCAATGGTAATTTGAAGAATATCAAAATTGAGGAAAAGCGTAAGTTCAGCGCAGATACCGGATATCTCAATGTTGCCATGCAGAATTGGGCTGATGAATTGTTCAGGTCTGACTATGTCCGATTAGTCAATATATATAACGGAGTACCACAAGTGGGCAAGGAGATAACTCTGAGTGATTCGAAAAGCGAGATAAGCAATGATGACAGTGCTATGTCTAAGTTTACTTTTGATTATCAGTACAGTCAGTCGAATCATAATGTAGTGGATATCAACCGGTCAGGTAGGGTATTCGATAATACGTTTGATAACACTTTTGATTAATTCTTGAGATAATGGAGAAAAAATATTTACGGCCTATACACATCAATGTGATGCGGAAAAGTTTGGATATCGCAAGGATCAGGAGCCAGACCGTCAATCTGAGATGTTGGGAGATCAACACCGGGAATATCATTGACTATAATGGATGGCTGGTAAAAGGCAGTCATTGGAGGGGTGGAACTCATCGTCTGCTGAATCCTGACAATGGCCAGATCCGGATGGTGAGGGATATCTGTATCTTTGAATTTATGGGACACGAAATTTATCTGTGATATGAACAAGTCGGAAAATGCGAAAATGAAATATGTAGGCAGGAAAGGTGACAAAGAGATCTATGCCATTGGAGGGGTAGGGTTCGTCAATTCCAAGCAGGAGTCGGCGAATGCTGAGTATTCTGAGAATTCATCTGAGATCTTTGATGGAGATGACGGGACTCAGACTTATAAGAATATCCATCAGGGCAATCGGTCTTATACGTATGTACCTTTTGGAATGGATGACCAACTGCCCTTCCATATCATCGGGAAAGTCGGTGAGAATATGGTCATGGCACAGAACAAACTCTTCAATGTTCTTACTTGCTACGGGCAAGGTATCAGGTTCTTTGACCGGAAAACCCTTCAAAAAACGGATGATGAGGAGATACAGACATTTGCTTTCAGAAACCAACTTAACCGCTTTTTTGTAGAGCAAGCCATGGATATGAAGTACTTCTACTTCACAGTAACCTGCATTATCCTTGACAATGAAGGGCTGCGGATCGTGCAGATGAGACATAAGGAAAGTTGTTATGTACGTTTTGAAAAGGCGGATAAACTGGGACATATCGGACATGTGTTCTATGCTAATTGGCGGAACTTTGTCAATGATGATGATATCGAGGTCATACCTCTGCTGGATGAGACTGATCCGTACGGTGATCTGCAGGTGCGCCTGGGACTGGTGCCTGATCCCAAGACAGGACGAGTACGCAAGCCTGCTGCCAGTGATCCTTTCGGGAGGGCGACACGTAATCGCAAGTTTGCCATCCTGACTCGTTTTCCAACGCCAGGTTTTCAGTATTATCCGATTCCATTCTATTCGGCAATCTTCAGAGATTCCTGGTATGATATCTATGAGTTGATCGGTAAAGGCAAAAGGGCAAAGATCCGTAACTCTGCCCCTCCGAGGTTTCAAGTTGAAGTACACAAAGATTATTGGGATAATCTCTGTGATCAGGAGGGCATCACTGATCCGGAGAAAAGACAAGCCAGGATAAAACTTGAGAAGCACAATATCGAGGCGTTTATCAGTGGCAATGTGAATATTGGCAAGACGTGGGTGACGGGTTACTATGTGGATCCTGCGAGCGGTAAGGATGTGAGGATGGTCAGAATCTATGATATAGAGCAAGGCAAAAAAGAAGGTGGCGACTGGAGTGATGATGTCCAGGAAGCATCCAACTCTCTGTGTTATGGAGATAATGTACATCCTAATCTGGTCGGGGCGACACCGGGAAAATCATCCATGAATAATTCAGGTTCTGACAAACGTGAACTTTTTCTCTTGAAACAAGCCACGGAAACGGCTTTCCATGATGTTCTCTTGGAACCATTCCGGGTGCTTATCTATTTTAATGGTTGGAATAAGAAAGTGGATGTAGATGTACCGATGATTATTCTGACTACTTTGGACGAAAACAAGGAAACTAAAACTGTAAAACCGGATCCAAATGGAAATAACGGAACTGAAAATTAGCCAGGAAGACTTTGAGTCTGCAGTACCGGCAGCCACTACGAAAAACAGTGACGTGTTTGAGATACTGACATCTTCTATAGAACAGTATGCGCAATGGATGATAGACGTCATCCTTGGAGAAAAAGGTAAGGAAGTGTGCCTGTCCGGCAAAGAACCTCTTTCAAAATTCGCAAAGGACTTGGCGTGCAAATTCGCATTTCAAAACAACATGAGAAGCCTTGACCTTGTCTTGACTGCCACCGGATTCGGTGTAGTCAACACTCAAGATACTGCTCCTGCAAGTCAGGCTCGCGTGGATGCCCTGGAGGAAGAACTGAAGGTCAATATTCTCCGGATGAAGGACCTCCTGCTGACGGAACTGACTCAAGTCGATGGTTGGGGAGATGAGGAATGTGCCCAACTTCAGATAGACACGGTATTCTATCGGTATGCGTATTTTCTGATGTATACAGGTATGAAAGGAACGTCTGGAGACTGGTCTTCTGCACATCCCTATATCTTGAACGCAGATTCGTTTCTGAGGTCAAAGATCAGTAACAAGCAGATGGATTCGTTGCTCAATGATATCCGTAAAAATAGCCTGAATGATGCCCGGAAGCAGGCTGTTCTGAAAATGAGACGGATAATCGGCCTGGAGATATCAGGACAGAGGAATGGCAATGCACCTTATCTGGACTTGATGAATTTCTTGGAAGATCATCCTGAAGATTTCAGTGAGTATATGAATAGTAATGCATACAAGACGAATCATTATGAACCTTATGAAAACAATAAAGACTCATCAGTTTTCTTTTTCCAGGGCTGAAAATAAACTGGAGTTTCAGGTACCGGAATCCTGGCATGAATTGAACCAGGAACAGTTGAGGTATGTTTTCTTCCTGCTGTCATCATTTAATGATCTGACAGTGATCAAAACCTATATGTTTATGCGCTTTACAGGGATAGAGGTAGATAAGGTGATCTCCGGAGGCGCACGCTGCTATATAAGAAAAGGTGATACGGGACGGAGGCATTTCTTCAATCTGGCTACATGGCAGATCCAGAGCCTGATACATCATTTTGATTTCGTCGGCTCGTGTGATGGCCTGGATGTGAGGTTGGACAATATCCGTGGCTATTATGCGGTCGACGTTTTCTTGCGAGGTGTCTGTTTCTCGGATTATCTGATGTGTGAAAAGAATTATCAGGACTTCCTGGGAACAAGAGACAAAAAGTACTTGAATCGTCTCGGAAGGATTCTCTACCGTGACAGTGATAACCAACCTCCGGAGCAATTCAATTTGAACGGGACAGAGCAGACGGCAATCTTTTATTGGTATACATCAGCGAAGAATATGTTCTCAAGGCAGTTTTCTGACTTCTTCAAACCAGTGCCTGACGGTAAGATAGAACAGGTCCGTTTTATAAAACTGGCTAATGCTCAGATACGGGCGTTGACAGACGGTGATATCACCAAGGAAAAAGAGATTGGGGCTATCGACTGCTGGAGAGCTTTGACAGAATTAAATGAAAAGGCACGAGAGGCTGAGGAATTTAATCGGAAATTTGGTAAAAATGTGTGACTATGGCTTTTGATCCTCTAGAATATCTTAAGAACCTGGCAGATGCAAACAAACTCTGCAAGGGAAATCATTTTAAGACCGTATTCGCTTCCGGTCCGGATAATATCGAGGGAATTATGGCCGACTATCGAAAAGTGGAAAATTTCATCGTAATTGATGATACGACAGATAACCATGTCCATGCGAATGGATCCGGTTTCTTCACAAAGTCGGTCTATACAGTCTGGGTCTTGGCAGGTTATAAATACAATGATCCTGAAGCTCGTAAAGAGAAGATGGATCTTTGCAGAACGGTTTTTAAACAGTTTCTTTCGAGAATGGTAACAGACAAAGCCAGTATGGTCTATGGTCAGGGAATGTATTATATGAATATAGACAATATCTATTATCATGAACTCGGTCGGTACAGTTTTAATGGAGCGACGGGACTGTATTTCATGGTAGAGAATGATGTTCCGACAAATTTAGTTTATAACGCCAATGAATGGGGAAGTGTTTGAGTCTCCTGTCAAACAGGACGATCTGAATAAGTTTGAACTTAGTTGGACTCGTGAGATGATGACTTACTGGAGAGAAAAGATGATGAAACTGTCCATCTATCGTACAGGGACATTGTATCGTTCTTTCATAGGCGAAAGGTTCTCCGGGCACCCGACAACGATTGAGCACACCTTTGCTCAATACGGCATCTTTGTGGAAGCTGGTGTAGGCAAAGGATATACGACGAAAGAAAAAGGCAATAACGGTGATTTGAAGTTCTTGGCAGATCATAGAAAACACAGGCAACGAAAGCCTTGGTTCTCGACAAAATATTATTCGTCTGTAATGAAACTGTCAGAAGTTGAATCAGCATTCTATGGCCTGGCTTATCAGGGCTTGATGGCCACAGCTCTAGAAAATATCTTTGAGAACAAGGGAATCGTGAGAAACCTGTAGTCCGATGTATTTTTAGGCGGTTGGAAATCTCTTAATTTTGCTTTCAATCATTTTGTTTTTTATTAGATATGGAAGAGACAGCGACGACAAAAGCATTAAAGCAGGTATTTACACAAATCCGAGACGAAAGCCGGATGTATGCGAATACTGCATCTCGTATTGGAAATGCCTTCCTGTCGTTGCTGTCTTATCTGGTAGATGCACCTTATCTTAGAAAAGACCAGGAGGATACGGATCAATATCTGTTGCGCCTGCTGAAAGGATGTGTAATCGGGGAATCGGACAGTATCAAGTTAAACCCTGACGGTTCTATCGTCTGTGATTCTGTTAAAGTGAATGGTGCTGCCGTTTTTGACGAACTTGTATTCAATCATCAGAACATATTAGAGGGCGATACGTATTTTACGGATAAAGGGATTATTGAGTCCGTAACACATACGGACATCAATCAGTATACTCTTAAATTCCGGCAAGAGTATGAAGACGAAAAAATCACATTCCATGTTAATGATATCCTTTTAGGGAAAATCAACAAACTTGATTCTTCAAGAAGCTATTATTCGTTTTTCCTTAGGATAGACAGTATTGATCTTACTTCCAATACTGCAGTATGCTCTGCATACGATGATGCAGATTGTCCTGGAGGAAAGAACTATGCACCTGTAGCGCGTGCGAGAGTTATTAGATGGGGAAATACTGTTGACACCAGTCGCCAGAGCGTGTGGTATGTATCGTCAAATGACGGGCGATGGTTGTTCCTCCAGGGGATCAATAAACCGAAGATTGAAGATTCTGAGCACGGTTCTAACTATGCCGGATTTATAGGACTGCCACCCAATATAGCTGCTGTTCAAAAATTACTGGATAATAAGATCATAACGAGAGATCAACCTTATTTGTACTTTCGAGGTATTATGGTTCAGGATTTAATTCGGCTTGACTATCTTGGGAATCCTGTATATACACCACGAGAGTGGAAATATTGGGATAAAAAACAAAAGTACATTAAAGGATATGATGTAATAGAAAAAGGATATTTTGAGGATCGTTTATGGTATGGAGGGTGTCTCTGGGCATGTTCCGTAGATAGTTGTATTAATTCAGAACCTAGATTCAATAATCCTGACTGGACCTGTTTGATAGGCGGAGGAAATATGTCTCTGCAAATTCTATCTTCAAAGGGTGACGCTTTCCGGGCTGGAACAGACTGGACGGCAGACCTGGAGGCCACTCTTTACAATGCGGAAATGGAGATTAGGGAAGATGAGATTGGTATCGACAACATCACCTGGTCCAGAGTCTCTGATGATAAGGACGGAGATACAGTTTGGAATATACAGCATCCTGCCGGTTCTGTAGGAATGACTCTGCCCATAGATTCTACTAAGGATATTCCTTCCGGCTGGGGACCTGGATCTTCAGTGGGGTTTCGATGTACTATCAACTTGCCAGATGGTACTCCTGTGGAAAATAGTTATACAATTAATGATTAGTAATTTATGAAAATGCAGATTAACGGCGGGTATACCGTCCATTCTCCTCTTTCGTTCATGTTTCAGATGCTTGAACTTGGGGGAAGTTATATACAGAAATTGAATACAATTTCCGGTGAATATATTCCAGACCGGTCATTGACCCCTTACTTGTTGAAACCTAAGCTGGTGATAACAGATCCAGACGGAGTTTTCCCTACGGGAGATTACACATCATACTTGGTCAATGTTACATGGACAGTGACTTCTTACATGAATGGATCAGGGATAAAACTCTCAGCAGGGCCAGACTATACAATAGATAATTCTACAAAGTCCCTTTCTCTAAATAGGAATGTCGCAGTTAACGAGATACTGAGAGTTGAGTTTTCTGCAGATTTTCTTGATAAAACAAGATCAAGAACATCTCATTTTACGTGGTCCAAAGATTTGACAACACAGAGCGAAACTGAATACAATCTTTCTTTAGAAGTGGACAGGCCATCTAAGCTAAATCTTTCTCCGTTCAAATATCAGGGGAGCATACCGATCACGGCTACACTTAAAAATGGAGATGAAGAACTAGCCCCAACCCTTTGTACCTATCTTTGGCAAAAGTATGATGAAGATACAAGTACCTGGGTGAACATTGATGGAAATGAGTTATGGTATGTTTCCGGAAAGAACAGTAAAACGCTGATAGTACAGCAGGAATATATTCAGCATGTAATTGTCAAGGTGATGGCTTGTCCGAAAGATAACAGTGTACTGATCAAGTCAAAGTCTATCCTTCTTCGCAGATGGTATGGAAATTATTTGCCGGATGTCTATTTCTCCCTTGGTAAATATCTTGATAAAGATACAAAGGATATTGTTATTGATTTTACCGTGACCAATAGACAAGGAATTATATCAAACCCGGAAAAATATTTCGATAATGAATTGTTCTATAGGAAAAATAAAAAATCAAACTTTGAATCCATAGCTTACGGATCAAGGGCTAGATTTCCTCGTGATTCTACTGCAGATGATCACCAGTGCGGATGTCTTACCAGAGAACTATCAGCATTTATGCCTATAGAACTTCCCGATGGAACTGTCCTGTCAGATTCAGACGACAAAATTATTGTTGCACAATTTCCGACTTCCACAAGAGAAGCTGACTAAAAATTATAAATTATGAAATACTATCTCATACCTGCTAAGTTGGCAGATGCATTGAATATTAAAGAGTTCCGTAAAGGAAATGACGAAAAAGGCTATATCGTCACGCAAGGGGATCTGGCTGTAGTCGGTGTTGATAATGCAATCACAGATGGCGCAAAAGAGGTCACAGCTAGGGAAGCAAAAACAATTATTAATAGCATTCAATCATGAGTAATAACTATTCCGCTATTCATCGTCTCTATGCCTATCAGGATGGAGACACTATTACCCCTGCAATGGGGGTGCAGATTGATACAGGTTATGGCTTGATGCAATATTGGAATCCTACGACTAAGAAAGTTGTCAACACGGATTTTTCAGTCCACCATCCAACCTTATATCCTCAGCCTTATTCTTCTCAAAAAGGGACTATTGTCGTTCCTGAAATATCGGGACAACAATGGTACTATAACAATATCAGTAATGAGGGAGCTATCCTTGATAATGGCGTGATTAAAGCGAAATTTTCCAACTTATTCAAAGTCGGGACTGTTGTAGTCAACGGAAATACATATCCGTGTTTAATCATTATCGGAAACCTCGCTACAGAAGATGACCATACAGATAAGTATATTTATTACAACAGCACATACGAAGGCAAGTCATTTACTTGTCAACAACTCATACCGGTTCAAAGTTCCGTAGGAGATGCCTATTCTGTGCTCGTATCTGTTGAAGGTGAAGACGGATCCGGAGATAATGTTCTATCCAATGATAACGATTGGATTAAGTATACGTTTAACTTGCAACTGGCTGGCCAGAACGTTTCAGGGAGTATGTCCTATGCCTTCCAAAAACTCAATGGTTCAGTATGGCAGGATATAAGCAATATCACCAGTCTCACGGAAATAAGCAATAACAATTTAAAGGTATATAATGCAGCCGTGGAAGGTGTGGAACTCTTCCGCGTAAAAATCACATATGGGGGAAAGGATTATTATGCCACCGTCGAAGCCACGGACGTCCATGATCCGTATTATGTTGACGATGGATGTAATATTGCTGGTGATGCTGTAAAAGAGGGGGAAATAGTAACGTTTAATCCTCATGTATATGACCGGAGTTCAGGAGAAATTAGTACGGGTTGGGGATTTGATTATACGTTGACAAAAAAGACAGATGGTTCCATAATTTCAGACTTTGACGAGAAGTCTCTAACCTATGAACATATTAAGGCTGTAGGAGGAGTATTGGTAAGAATTGAAGCAATAAAATCATGATTAAACTATCAAGTACTAAGGAATTGATACCTGTACCTAGCGATGGATCTCCAGGACCATTTACATATTTCGCAGGAGAATGGGACAAAGCTACAAAATATGTCAGGACGGATGACAGATTTCCCATTGTATCGCATAATGATTCGCTGTGGTACCCACATAAAATAGGGAGCAATACTGGAGAAGAACCTTCGGCTACATCGACATTCTGGTCTCTCCTTACAGCGAATGAGATCATCTGGGCTAAGATAATCATGTCCGAATTTGGTAAAATTGGCAGTGCTGTTTTTTCAGGAGACTATATGTTTTCTCAAAACGGCACAGTAAACGGCAAGGCAAGTTCTGATTATAAGAAGTTTAATGCCAATGATCCTACGGGTAATACGAATGGTGACTTTGCCCCGAATCTTTTTATCAATTTTCTGACAGGTAAAATCTTTTCTCAAATCGGCGTTTTTGCAGGAGGCTTGATTACAAAATTCATATCTCTTGTTGATAGTGATGCTATACTGCAAGGTGATGGTAGTTATTTGATTAAAAGTAATTTGAATATCGAGGCCACTGGTCATTCCGGTAGTGGATATACTGTTTTACTGCCATCAGACAAATCTTTTATCGGTGCGCACATTTATTTATATAACAGTTCGTTTGGACCTTATACCAGATCGGTAGATCCATCATGGTATAATACAAATATAAAATCGCAGAATGGGAAAATAGCATGTAACTTTGATGGTACGTACGATCAAACGACCACGACAGGTGTATCTGTATTTTCATACAGAGGTGGTATTCTACATCTCATTGGCGTGCCTGATGTCAATTCTGATTATTGTAGATGGGCCGTGGTCAGTGATAATGTAATCTATAAGAAAAAGATGTATTAATAAAAATATAATATTATGACAAAAGATACGACAAAAATAGATAAAATTGAGGACTTTGAAAATATAAGTAATGATATGCGTGTTTTGGCATATAGTCCATCAGCTAATACAGTAGGAAGAATCAAGATAAATTCTATCATAAAGACAAATATTGTTGCTGGGGCAAGATGGGAATTAGGATCCGCATCTCCTGAAGGTGAACCTTATGGGGATATTGAATTCCTTAGAAGTTTATCTGAGGTGTTGCAATTGGGAGGCTATCTAGTTAAGAATGATCATAGTCGTCAAAGATTGTCATCAACAAACCATTTTAAACTTGAAAATGGAACAGCTGCAGTTTTGGATGGGACTATGGGACATTATCAATGGGGATGGGGTGTGCCGTTTTATTACGCAAAATGGAAAGATAGCACATATTTTTATGAGGCTATCAGTACTGGTCCTATCGGTGGCGCATGGAATTATAAAATCCCTGTTGCATCTATGTCTGCTGCTGGAGCAGCAGCACTTGATCGTACTAATAACATATTAGTCAGTTATTGCAATCGAAGTACTCAATATCGTGGAGGGGTAAATAATAGTAATTTGGATTCAGCTTGGAACACGCAATTGGGAAAACCTGTCGTCAATATTAATAGTAACTTGTATCAAACTTATGCGGAGAAGAATGGAGATAGATGGGGAGCTTCAATGTTCATGATGACATTTATTGTTGGAGCTTTGATGCGCATTGTATTTCATAATCGAAATGGTCAAGCTGGAAACAATGCAGCATTAACTACAGATGGACTCCATCAGGGAGGCCTGGGAATGGGAGTTGATAATATGTCTTCAACTTTTGGCTATTGGCCGATATGTGATATTGATGCACTGGCCGATAAGGGGGATGCTCTCGGCGTGTTTGAATGGGATGTGAAAAACGGTGATAACACTGTTGCTGTAAAGAATATTCCAGTTTTCTACGGTCTGAAAAACTTCTATCATTATTTGTGGCATATCCAGCATGGAGTAGTTCTTAATAACAATAGTAATACCACTAAGGATGTTTACATTAAAAAGGTTTGGAATTCTGACGCAATACCATTAGATACATTGACCGGTATGGAGAAGATAGGAACAATACCGGCATCCAATAATGGTTGGAATTATCCCTCTGACATGAATTTAGAGCACCTTTGCTTATATCCGTTATCTTTCGGAGGTAGTACTGCAACTAATTATAGTGATGCGTTTTATGGAGATGGTGCAACGTCTGGTCTTCGCGCCCTTGCTGCTCTCAGCTATGCGAGCAATGGTTCCGGAGCTGGCCCTTGTGCCCTTACGGGTGACGATGCGCCCTCGGACGCCAATGGCAACTTCGGGGCTTTCCTCTGCGAAGCAGCAGAGGACTGGGACACGACACCATTCTGGGTGGCCTAAGCGAACAAGGCGCGAAAAGCGCCTCCACCCGCAAGGGTGGTCGTTCTTTTTTGTAGAAAATGAAGTTGAATTTACGCGAATTAACTAAAATTGTGTATATTTGCAGTGCCTTAACAAGACGGGTAGAATCCCTTGCTCCTGGTCTTCGCGCCCTTGCTGCTCTCAGCAATGCGAACAATGGTTCCGAAGCTGGCCCTTGTGCCCTTACGGGTAACAATGCGCCCTCGAACGCCAATGACAACTACGGGGCTTTCCTCAACTATTTGCACGAGATAGGGATGAGCCTCCCCAAATGGGGGAAAATATCGGAAGATGACAGCGAGCTTGGTAGCATATTACTGCGAACAGCATACCTGCCGGGTCAAAATAGCAGACCTGAAGCATGTATAATCTATTATACCATGAACAGAATTTGTGATAAACGTGAAAATGAAACTCTTGAAAATGTACGGAAAGCTTACGAAAATTATTCGTCAGGTAAGAAAAAGAGACATAATATACAAAGATTTGAAAAACATCTTGACCATCAACTGTTACTCGTCAAGGAACAAATCATTAATGAAAAATGGATTCCTTCTCAATATGTGAGGAAAGTCATATTTGAAAAGAAAAAGAGGATATTAGGAAAGGCACCTATACATGATCATGTGATTGAAGCAGCAGAAATTCTGCCTTATGAAAAAGAACTATATGATTATATTGCATGGGAGAGTCCTGCTATAAGACCTCATCTGGGCACACATGCATTGATGAGATTTATGCGAAATGATCTATACCGATCATCGCAAAAGGAAATGATGTATAACCTGTCGATGGATGTTCATCACTACTTCCCTAGTATGGATCACCATATACTTAAAGTAAAATTAGCAAAAAAGATAAAGGATGGAAAACTCCTAAGATTTATGTATAAAGTTGTTGATTCTTATCTCCAAGGGGTTCCTTTAGGGATAAAGATAACGCAATTGTTTGGACTAATTTATCTGGCTGACTTTGATAGGTTGGCACTAAGGTTCTTTGGCATCAACAAAGACCCTGAAAAATTGTTATATTGGACAAGACGGTATATTGACATTAAAATTGCAACTGCAAAATCACCTGAAGACTTTCTGCTTTTATCAAAAGGGGCAGTCTATTTATCTAACAGATTCCGATATTTTGTTAATGAAGGAATAAAACATTATTATCGATTTGTTGACAATATGATTTTCTTTCATGAAGATAAATCTGTCCTCAGTATTATTAGAGAAATCTCTTTAATGATTTTATCAAGGGATTATCATGCTATAATCAATAAAGATTACAACATCCGACCAACATGGATGGGAGTTAGGCTTTGTGGTTATGTATTCTATCATGACAGACTTTTGTTGGGGAAAGAAAATAAGAAAAAGCTATGCCGACATGTGGCACATTTGAAAAAATGCGGATTAACAGAAGAACAAGTCCGTATACGGCAGGCATCACGATTCGGCTATGCGAAACATGCGAACACTATAAACTTAATCAAAAAAATAGGAATGGAAAAATCTTTGGGAAAGATCATCAAAAGGCATCGTATAAAAGTTCCTTTCGAGGATATGGATTGCGATCAAAAAGTGAAGTTCTCATCGATCTGCCAGTATCTCCATGAAGAACAGACAGGGTGGAACAAAAAAATATACCTTAAAGATTATAAGGTAGGTGAGTCAAAAATAGAGAAGAAAAAAGTTATTGTTAATGTCCCAGATTCTGCGGGAAATCTACACAGTGTGTCAAAGATCGTTTCGGGGAAAGTATTAGTGATTCGCTTTAAAAAAATTCTGAAAACAGAAGAAGTAATAGGAGAGGATGGGGCAGTTGGAGAAATATATACATTTGAGAAAAAACGGGATAAAGAAGGAAAACCGATGCTTCCAGATGCAGAATATTATTCTTATACTGGTTCTAAGATACTTATTGATCAGGCAGAGAATGATTTTTCAAAAAAGGACTTACCATGTCCTACTATTATAAAACAGTTCGAGGGTAAGAACGGACAAACATTTTTCAAATTTACTTAAATAAAATAATATGTATAAAGTAGTATATCGGAATCCCCGCACTTTTAAAAAGTACGATTCAAAACACATTATCGGGTATCTCAATGAAACAATTCTTGATAAGTATCAGCCAGTAACAAACGATTCTAGTAAGATTGAGCCATATACTGGTTATCAATATGAAGGTTTAGAAGTTGACGGCGGTACGATTATGCCTTGTGAAAACTTAAATAGTCGTGATGATCTAATTAATGCAATAATCAGATCAAAATACAGTGAATCACAAGAGTTCGCTATACAACGTCATCACCAAACAGATCCTGAAGCTTATGCAACTGAATGGGAATCTTACACATCCTTTTGTGAGGCTGCGAAAATACAGGTAGACAAATGGCTTTAATTTGAAGTATTCTTTATCACTTTTATACGCCAATAACCGGAAGGTTGTTGGCGTATTTTTATATAAAGTCATATGGTCTACCTTTGCAGTAATAAAATCATTTAAATATGAAAGCAAACACAAAAGAATGGATTCAGTACGGTTCAGCAGTGGTAATGCTAAGTAGTGGCATACTGCTTACCTTTCTTTGTTTTTTCCTTAATCATTATAAAGTTGATGATAGTGTACTTTGGTATGTCGCCCAGACTCTTGTATATGCAGGCAGCATATTCGGCGTATCGATCTATATACATTCTAAAATGGGAGATATTCAAGATTTTGTAGCGGACAAGATAAAAGGAGGTAAAGATGTTAAAAAGCAGGGGACTAAGGAACAATAATCCGGGGAATATCAGAATTTCAGGAATCAAGTATCAGGGAGAAATCCGCCCGTCAAAAGACAGAAATTTCAAGCAATTTGTCAATATGTCTTACGGATACCGGGCAATGTTTGTGATACTTCGAACTTATTATAACCGATATGGCCTTAATACTATCAGCAAGATGATCCAGCGCTGGGCTCCGAGCAATGAGAATGATACAACTGCATATATTACGCATGTGTCTGTCTGGAGTGGAATCCCTAAGAATGCCACACTGGAAATTACAAGCAAGGCAATGATGTGTGCCGTGGTTGCTGCAATGTCTCGTATGGAAAATGGTACAAGAGCAAATATGCTCGATGTAAGGAAAGGATGGGAGTTGATATGAAGAATGAAATAAAAAAGTATTTGTTTCGGGCAGCCGGAATTTTGCTGTTGATTATACTTTTAACCATTATCTTTAGTGGTTATGTATCTCGGAATAACGAAATTGAGAAGTTGAAAGTTGAACTCGCCCATGCACAAATCCATCAACCTATGCAATATACGGTTATACATGACACAATACCAGTTGCATCATCTAAAGTCAATGTAGTTTCTAAATCATCATATAAGCAATCCTTTGCAGACCAGGAAGAACTTAAAGAACTGGACGTCAAATCTGGGCAGGTAGGGTCTCAGGAGATTAAGACTGTGGAAATCCACGATACCGTTCGTTTGTCCTCCAGTCCTAGCTTGGGTACCTATAACTATAAAGATAGGTGGGTGACTTTCCTTTTGTCTTTAAAGGATTCGGCATTGTACTATTCTGTTAGAGACTCTTTAAAGACGTATGTCGTGAGGCAATATAAGCATCATTTCCTCTTTTGGCATTGGGGGACAAAGGGGTATGAAGTGAAGATACTGAATTATAATCCACATGCAAAAATAAAATATGAGTCATTCATAATGGTAAATTAGCCACACTTTTTTCAGAGTGTGGCTTTTTTGTATTTTTCAAATTGAATCATCAAGCTATTTTTGTAGAAACTAAAATCAAATGTTATGGCTAATTCTTATCAGGAATTTACAACAGAGATCAAACTTAATTCTGAGAATGCAAAGAATAAGTTGGAAGACTTAAAGAAAAAGACAGAAGACCTTATTAAAAAGAGGGATCAACTTATTCAAAACCATGGAGATTTTAAGGATATCAATGGTCTGAATCAGCAGATTCAGAGGAATGAAAAATCGATGGATAAACTGGCAAAGACGTCCCAAGGTGTTACGGATATCCTTCAGAATCTAGATAAGGTGTCTTTAAATCAACTCATGTATGCCGAGCGGACATTGAATGCAGAAATGAAGAAGACTCCACAGAATACAAAGTATTTTGAGGATTTGTCTGATAAACTCAAGTCCGTGAAAACACAGATAGCTGGAATACGTACACAGACCAAACAGGATTTTCAGGAGCAAAAGCAACTCAATGACGAGATGGCTAATATGAAATATGTTCTCGAGAATATTTCCACGTCTTCATTGAAAGAGTTGGCCCTGGCAGCGGAAACTCTTAAAAAACAGATGCAGGAGGCTATTCCTGGTTCCAAGGGATATAGTGATTCTGGAGAAAAATTAAAAGTGGTACAGAACCGGATCAGGGAAATCAATCTTGCTCAGGAACAGAATAATAGTACTATTCAGAAGTATAATGAAGAGTTAGCTCTTACGAAAAGGGATGCTATGACCATTGAGCAGGAGAACCGGTTGATTAATGCTACATTGAAAAATTTGGATAAGTCATCTATAAGGGATATAGAGTACTCCCTCAAGATAATAAACGAGCAATTACGTGGCATGGATAGAGGGACGGAGGAATTTCGCCAGATGAGCGCCCAGGCTAAAAAACTGAACACGCAACTGCAACACATAAGGCAGGAAACCTCTGCTCAAAGCTCTTGGATAGGACGTTTTGCAGACGGATTCAATAGAGCACAAAGTGTGGTTATGGCCATTATAGCAGCAATAACGACACTATCTCTTGCCATACGGAAGTGTGTTAACGATTTTGCACACATGGAAGATGTGATGGCGAACGTGCGGAAATATACCGGTCAAACTGATGCACAGGTAAGAGAGATGAACGAGGATTTTAAAAACATGAATACTCGTACATCACGAGAGCAACTCAACAATCTTGCAGGGGCTGCAGGACGTCTGGGTATTGTCGGCAACAAAATGATAGAGGAGTTTGTCGATGGTGCAGATAAGATTAATGTTGCCCTCGGGGATGATCTCGGCGATGGCGCTGTAGAAAAGATTGGTAAACTGACACAGATGTTTGGTGAGGACAAGAGAAAAGGTCTGCGAGGTGCCATGTATGCAACAGGTTCTGCTGTCAATGAACTTGCCCAAAATTCTTCTGCCAATGCTGGGTATATTGTAGATTTTACGGCCGACATATCAGGCGTTGGCCGACAAGCCAATATGGCACAGACACAGATCATGGGACTTGCATCAGCGCTCGATCAAAACATGCAAGATGAATCGACTGCAGCAACGGTATTCTCGCAACTCATTACGAAAATGTATCAGGATCCTGCAAAGTTCGCTAAAATAGCCGGTCAGAATGTGAAGAAATTCACTAACTTGCTTAAGACGGATGCCAACGGTGCCCTCCTGCAATTTCTCTCCGCAATGAAAAATAAGGGAGGTTTCGCAGAAATGGCTCCTATGTTCGAGTCGATGAATCTTGACGGTACTCGTGCTGTAGGTGTTCTGTCATCTGTAGCATCTCATCTGGACCAAGTTAGAGCTGCACAAAAATTGGCAGCCACGGAATATAACAAGGGAACATCAGTCCTGAATGAATTCAACATACAAAACAATACAGTTGCAGCCCAACTCGATAAGGCAAAAAAAGAATTCTTAGACCTAAGCATAAAACTCGGTCAGAAACTTATGCCTGTGGCTCGATATACCATTTCTACAGGTAGCGAAATGATTAAGTTGCTCTCCGTAATAATCGATTTTGTCAGTAAGTATAAGATAACGTTAACCTCACTCATTATAGCGATAACGGCACTTACAGTTGTCGAAAAATTTGATGTTATATGTAAAAAATTACAAGCATTTTGGACTGACGTGTTGGTGGCATCATGCAAGAAGTTATGGACCTTAATAATCAATAATCCATACGCTACTGCAACCCTCGCTGCAGCTGCTTTGGTCGGTGTGATTATAGATTTGGTTAGACAGACCGATAATGAGACCGCAGCACAAAAGACATTAAGTAAGATCCGGGCTAAAGCCAGGGAAGATGCAGTCGATGAAACCGAGAAAATTAATACTCTCGTTGCAGCTGCTAAGGACGAAAAACTATCTCTGGATGAAAGGCAGACAGCAATTAGAGAATTAAATAGAATCATCCCAGGATATAACGCACAACTCGATGTTACGACTAACAAGTACAAAGAAAACAAGAGTGCTTTGGATAATTACCTCAAATCTCTGGTGCGAAAATACGAGTTGGAGGGTGCTAAAGATACTTTGCGTGATCTCGGCAAACAAATGGCATCTGCAAAAATTGCTGCAGACCAAGCTAAAAAAGCCTTTGAAAATGCACGAAAAGCAGGAAAAGGTGTGACCTATACAACATCCTTTGGAATGACTAGTAACACGACTGTTGACCTACTCAATAAGACCAACCAACAGTTAGCAGCTGCAAACAATAAAGTAAAAGAAATTCGATCGCAACAAAATGCAGTATTGAAAACATGGGGCTTGGGACTGCAAAAAGATGTTGTGGCTACAGTTCGGCAAAGAGTAGTCAATACTGGAGGTGATCAGACCGGATCCGGTAATAGTACCATTAGTGAAAAAGAGCAAAAAGCACAAGAAAAAAGGCAGAAAGCAAGGGAAGTTGCAGAACGTAAAGCCCAGGCAGCCGCAGACAAAAGACGGAAAGAAGCGGATCGAAAAGAGCTATCGGAAACCAACCTGCAGCTGCAGAACCTCGCCTTACTCTATTCTAAGGGCGAAATCAATTATCAGGATTTTATCGACAGGAAAGAAGCCATCCTTAAAGCTGGTCTTGAAAAAAGGAAGAAGTTATGGAAGGCAGGCTCCAGGGAGTATGATGATATCCTGCGTGCTGAACAGCATGCCGATGAGGAGCATAGCGAAGAATCCGTCAAGATGAACATTAAGAACATTGAGATAGAGCAACAGCAACGTGACGCTGCTATTAAGGCCCAATTTTACAATAAGGATAGTGCCTCCTATATGGACGAAGATGCAGTTAATGAAGCCTTATTCCAAAGTATGCAGGATTCCTTGAAAAAGAAAATGGATGTATACGGAAAAGGTACTGAAGAATGGCTGAATACACAGGCTGAATTAGAGGATAACTCTCGGCAACATCAGTTGGATAATGAAGATAAATTCCTTCAGCGCCTGGCACAATATCGGGAGGAGTTCGGAAGAAAGGACGTCAAGGAACAAGAGGTCATCGCACTTAGAGGGCTCGATACTCTGCACAAGAAAGGATTTGTCAAAGAAAAAGAGTATGGAGAAATGAAAAGGCAAATCCAACTTTATTATGCAGAACTGCAATCTGAACAGAATAAAAAAAATTCGCATAATTCAGTGGTCTCTGATGAAGCTAATACTGCATATCGGACTGCATCTAACAATGCCGATGCACAGGAAGGAGAGAAAAAGCCTACTTTGGGATCATATCTGTTAGGAGACATCACTCGCTATAAAGATACAGTTGAACAATTAAAAGCAATGTATGGAGAAGATGCAAAGAATTACGAAGCATATCAGCAGGCAAAGTCAATGGCTACAGATGACTTTATCAAAGGTATAACACCTAAAATACAGATGGCTTTTGAAACGGTCAGTCAGATCATGAATGCAATGTCCGGTTACTATTCTGCACAATCGGAGTATGAGCAAAATGTGACGAACAAGAAGTACGAGAAACTTGAAAAGGCTGCAGGCAATAATACGGCAAGGACGCAAAAACTCGAAGAAAAGAAAGAAAAGGAAATCGCCCGGATTAAGTCAAAATACAATAAAAAGCAGATGAAGATGGAACTGGCCCAAGCTACAGCAACGATGTTATTAGGTGCAATGCGTGCATATACTTCTGTATGGGAAGGCGCCCCTTGGCCGGCTGCACAAATCCTCGCACCAGTTGCTGCTGGAATTGCAATGGCTGCAGGGATGATTAACCTGGCTGCAATCAAGAAGCAACATCAAGCTGAAGAGGCCGGATATTATCAAGGAGGATTTACGCCTGGAATGGATTTTCGGAAAAAGGCAGGTATCGTTCATGAGGGCGAGTTCGTCGCAAATCATAATGCCTTGGCAAATGCTTCTATTCTGCCGGTTCTCCGGCTTATTGATATTGCTCAGAAGAACAATACGGTAGGATCGCTAACTGCTACGGACGTCAGTAACCAGTTAGGGCAGGGCGGTGCTGCTGTCATAGCTCCGGTTGTACAGGTTAATAATGATAATAAAGATATGGCCTCGACCATCAATGGTGTCAGTCAGGTAGTTGATAAACTGAATAGAACGATTGATAGGGGTATTCCTGCTATTGTGTCGATTGACGGACAAAACGGAATAGCTCATCAACTTGATCGTTTCCACAAATTACAGAATAACAAATGATCAGATGTATATTAGATGGGAAGGTGGGTTATCCTTCTACTTCAGAAAAAATCAAAGTCACATACGAGAATCAGTATATCAGTGACTCTGGGTCTTATACTTATGATATAAGTTTTCCTATGTCAATCATCGAAAACAAAGTTCTTTTCGGTAACGTTGACCGTTTTGAAGTCAAAAAAATTATTGCTGATTTTGAGGATTGTCGACTATATATTGACAATCGCCTTATTATCAGTGGTAAAGGTACGGTAACAAGTATCACTAATGACCAGGTCAAAGTGCAGATTGTTGGTGGGAAGTCTCGTATTAAGTTCAATTCCAGATTTGAAAAACATTATATAGATCAAATATCCTTTCCTGATGTTGTTATCGATTCTGGACTACAAGATGGGTTTTATTCTGACGGAACGCTTAAGAATATAATCAGTGAAGGAATTAATATGGGTGGTAATGGTTTCAAAGACATGCTATTCATTTCTTTTTCTAAAGACTGTTTCATCGGACAAAAAGGTGTATGTGCGTTTAATCCTGTTTTCGATGAGACAAATGAGATAATAGCTAATTGTATTAATGTAGCGCCATTCGACAAATGTGTCGTGAATGGTGTAAACCACAAAGGCACTTGGCCGTTTATGTACAACATCGCTGTACAACCGAATTTGTTATATGTTGTCAAGAAAGTCCTGGAGTATGAAGGGTATAGGCTTGTCAAAAATGATTATGATAAAGATCCTTGGAATAGATTGTTGATAGCATCAGCGACAAAAACAATAAAGATTGAGAATTCACTGCCTCATTGGACAGTTTATAAATTCATAGAAGAAATACGCAAACTGTTTAATGCGAGTTTTATTTTCGATGAAATAGAGAAGACCGTTAAAATCATATCGGCAAATGAATTGCTTACTAATAAGAGTATTGGATATGAAGCGGTAGATGATTTCTCTGTAGAATATGATAGTGATGGCTTGGAGAATTTAGCGACGTCAAATGTGGAATATTCTTTTGATGGGTCTGTGAATAGAGATTGGCGTGAGGTTATTACACCTGATGTATTCAAAAAATTCACGACTAAGGTTTATGATTCCGAAGACCAGATGACGACTGCAGCAGCTGGTATGTCTGATGAAGATCGGAGAAAGACAATTTTTCAAGTTGGGAACAACTATTATATATGGGCAATGATGTCTAAAAACGGCGATCCCGACAGTGAAGATCAAAGTGAGCAGAAAATCCAATGTGGTTTCTTTTCACCTATTGTCCGTGACAATAGCTCAGAGGATTATATGGATCTGAACATATGTCCAGCAGCGTTTTCAAACTTTTATAAACATAATCAAAAGGAACCTGGGTGGATGACCGCTCTTGATCTGATGGGCAAGGAAACAAAAGTTATGATCCCTTCCGTATCCAATGATAAGGAAGCTGAATTTGAGAATATGTCGGAGGATGAGAATGGCAATTACTATATGTCCGTTCAAGATGCCATGGAAAACGGTTTGGATCAGGAAACAGATGGAACCGAAGATGATTCAAAGATTCCTGTGATGTTTCAATCAGATTACCTGGTATACAATATTAATAATTCTGACATGATAACCAAACCAGGTGAGAAGTTCGGAAATTACGACTTGAAGAATTGTTGGCCGATTACTTATACGGACCATCGTATGTTTAATTGGGCATTTAGAGATAAAGGATCTTTGACCCTTGCGAATTTGCCTTATCAGGAAGGTATCGGCTCTTATCAACGGGATTATAAGATAGACAAACATAATCAGATAACCATAAAATTTATTACGGATGATGTTCCGACTCCGTCTAAAATATATGACTTCAGGAATAAAAAATATATTTGTGAGAAAATAGAGATGGAGATATCAAATGGAAGCATAGAAAGGGAGAAAACTGGATATTTCTATGAGGTTCTTTGATGGCTTTGTGTGTGATTTGTGTGTAAATCCCACATTCACAAAGAGCTGGTTCTCAGAACTTGTGTGAATGTGGGCTTTGTGGGCTAGAGAACTCCGTCATAGTTGAGTATAGCCTTATTTACATTCATAATATCTTTAGGTGTATAGCGGTCTGTGATAAGTATCGAAGAGTGACGTGCTTGGTCACGGACGGACAGGATATCCATATTAGACTTTAACATATTGGTTATGCCAGTATCTTTCAGGGAATAGAACTTGTATTCAGGGGGAAATCTTAGATCTCTGCGTACTCTTTGTAACCAAAAGTCACGGAATGCTTTTTCCGATTTTCGGTTTTCTCCAGGAGCGAAACAGTCTGAAAATAAATAGAGATTGCCGTTATAGCTGAAAATGTTGAGATCGAGCATGAGATGGATAACTTTCGTAGGAATGGTCAATACTGCATCATTGTGATTCTTAGTGTTGTCTCCATGTAAGTAAAGCGTTGGTCCTGATAGGTGGATATCGCTAATTTTTATATAGGTCATTTCATGTGGACGAATGAACATATAATGAAGAAGGTAACAAGCAAGTAGATAGTGTTTGTTTTTCTTCATCAGATAGTCATGAAGTTGCAATAGGGCAGAGTCTGAAAGAATAGAGCGGTTTTTCTTTTTTGCACACCTTTGGACCGTTGATAGTCCGGAGGTGGGATCAGAAGAGATGTAACAACGTGACAGAAGATATTTGCAAAAGGTTTTTAACCAAGCAAGATAATTGTTTCTGGTTTGTATGGAATTATTTCTACCAATGAAAACGTAATCAAGAAACTCACATACAAACCTGTGATTGAGTTGAAAAATATAATTGATTTTCCCTTCAGACCATTCCTTAAGCATCCGGAGATAACTGAGATAGCTGATTACGGTTTCTTCTCGTATGCTGTTGTCCCTTAAAAGCTTGTAGAGGTAATTGGAATACTTTTCAGAAACTTCCAGGAAGGAAGTATATTCCTGAGGTGCTGTTTGCTCAATCCATGGATTCCACCCTTCAAGTAGTTTCTTGTAAATTCTATTGATAATCCCCTGGGAGTACTTCTTTTGTGCAGTTTTACCCTTGATCTTTCCAAGCATTATTTTCTTTCTCTTCATTTTCTTGGAAACCGGGTCGAAAGCCTGGAAACTTACAAAACATTCTTTCCCTTGATGAAGGGTTGGAAGAGTGAACCCTTTAATCTCATTGATGTCAGAATTAGAAAAAGTCAT